CCCATCTCAATACTTTTTTGTAATACTTGAAAATGGCGGGAGATTAAGAAAGGTTCTCCCCCATATATTTCAAATAACTCAACATTAGGTAATATAGTATTCAAATCGGTCCAAAAATTTTCATTATAATCAGGCCATTGCATTACTTGTTTTCTATCTGCGTTTACTTTTTGTCCAATATCAGTAACTACGTCAGAACCATATATATCCTTATGTTCCTTTACCCAATTACTAGAACTACCTGGGCTACAAATTCTACATTTTAAATTACATGTGTTACCTAATTTGAGGTCAAGAAATTTTATCTCACATACAGTATTTTCTGAGTTAATTCTTTCTGGTGTAAAAGTTTCGTGATTTATATTCCATCTTTTATTTTCACGTATTCTTTTACTTTCTTTACCAAATTCTTCTTCCTTCCAACAGGCAGCACAGGCAGTGGGTTTTTTACCTTCTAATAGAGAAGTTCTTAAATTTCGGATAGAAGAAGAATTCCATACATCTGATAAGGTGTCTTTACTAAGGGAAAAAAATTCTCCTGTATCCTTTGTATAAAATTCTTGACTCATACAGCAAGGTGCAACAAAACTGTCCGACCGTGCCTCTAAATGCACAAATGGAAGAATACAAAATGTTTTACTCATGAAACATAAAACTCAATTCAGGAAATGTAGAGGTAAAAGATTCCTTTCTAATCTTATCTAGATGTTTAGTGAGGCTTATAAACTGCTCATGATTTACTGCGTCAAAGGGAGCAGTAATATAATTTTTAGCCAATTCCCATCTATCTAACATGGTCTTACCACAAAGTTTATTTTTCGTGAGAAAGTCAATTTTTTCCTGATATTTTTCTGCTACCTGTAAACGAAAATCTAAAGGAACAACATTTGCTTTATACCAAAGAGGATCAGTTACAATGTTTATATTCATATTATCATATGAAATAAAATTATTATCTATCATGTAATCATAGTACTCAACTAAGGTTGCAAAATTAAAAACGCTCAACGTTACACCAATAATAAATTCGACATGTGGAGTTAATGTTTTAATATCACGAATATTTTTTTCTGCTTTGGACCAAGTCAGTCCTTTTCTAATGTACTCCGCTCTGGGACCCCATGAATCTAAAGAAGCTAGTACAACAACTTTATCAAATTTCTTCCAATAATCACAGATATGTGTATTTTTAAATACAACATTAGATAAATTGGTGTTATATATCAGATTGATATTTGTTTTGTTGTGTTCAATTAAAAGATTTAAAAATTTATAGTGCTCTTCCATCAGTAAGGGCTCACCGCCAGCAAAATACACACTTTCTATTGTAGGTATTATTTCTTCTATCTGTTCCCAAAAAATTTCCCTGGGAATATCGGGTTTAGTTACAACAACACTTCCCGCAGGTTTGCCTAAAAGAGTATTATGGTCTAATGCCCACTTACTACTAAGCTCAGGGCCACATGTTCTACACCGTAAATTACAAAAATTACTAAATCTAAAATCAACATAGGGAAGATTCATCTTCTCAACTGTGCCATCTTCTAAAGTCTCATCTACTTTATCAATGTGATGGAAAAAATTACGAGTTATGTCAGTGCGAAGGCTATTACCACCAAATTCTTCTATCTCGTAGCATCTGCTGCATTCAGGAACATATTCATCGTTTAACATTGCTAAACGATTCTTTTTCATTTGAGGTGAATTCCATAGATGCTTCAAAGAATTTTCTTTAGAAAGAACCCCTAACGGAGTTTGTGGGTCAGATGTACAACACATGTATGTGTTGCCGTTAGGCCATGTATGCATATGTATCCACGGTATTAAACAAAATCTTTTACTTTCTTTTAATAGCTCTTTGTTAAACATGTTCATCTAATACACTGTTAAAGGTTATGAATTTTTCTCGCATACTTTCTATGCTAGGTTTTGACAAATGATTTTTTACATTATCGAAATCCCATGAGTACATGATGTTCCGACACTGCTCTATTATAACACTCTTTTTATGTTCTTCTAGATGCCATGCTTGTTGAAATACTGGATCATAAACCCAGTTTATGTGTATTGGAATTTTTTCTTGATGAACTATAAAATCATAAAATTCAGCTATATGTTCAATATTATATAGGCTAACAGTTTGTACGACACTTAATTCTATCCAGGATTCCTGTTTTAATTTCCGTAGATTTGCCAACGTTGTTTCCCACACACTATTGGTTCTGATGTATTCATTTCTTTCTCCCAAATCATCTATGCTTGCACTTATAGTACACTTCTTGAATTGTTTCCAGTAGGCTAATAATTCATCATCAACATTAGTGAGATTTAAATTGTACCAAAGTTCAATATTATTATTTAATCCGGTCTCAATGAGTTTTTCAAGATAGGAAAAATGTTTTTTAATTAATGTGGGTTCTCCTCCATTAATGTATATTCTTTTAACATTGTGTGAATGAGATAGCAAATCATCCCAGAAGGTATCACTCTCATACCATGTGCCACGTTCAATATCTCCATATTTCGTGACGAACGAAAGTTTATGTTCTAACATTTTATGGTCGCGTATCCATTTGGTACTACTTGCAGGATTACATGTTCGGCATCGAAGATTACACACATTACCCAAGCGAAGTTCGATGAATTCAAAGTCAAGGGAAATAGTACCGTCAGAGTTAGTGTGTTCTACAATATCATCAGAAAAATATCGCTCATTTTCTTCAATTCGTTTACTTCGTAGTCCCATGCGCTCATCATCATAACAGCGTTTACATGAAGCGGGTTCAACACCGTTTAACATTTCTAAACGAACCTGACGATAATAATCACTATTCATGATTTCATTGATGCTGTTCGTGTTTAACGAAAGCCACTCAACCTTATCTCCTTGAAAATTTCTTGCTCGACTTGCTCCACCTGTGTGGTCTGAAATGCAACACAATGTACAACCACCGTGAGGATGTGTGGCCAAATGTTTCCAAGGCAATGAGCAAATTTTACCGTACGGATTGTCTATTCCACCAGTCATATAATTCTGTATCCTGTTTGTAAATATCTTCGATAGTATATAGTTCTCCGCGAACTTTATCTAATTGTCGATGCCAATTTCTTCCATTAAAGAATTTTTCTTCGGCATCTGAAAATTGTTCCTGGAAGGTCGGGCGCTTCTTCATCTCGTTTAACGTGTTTATTAGTGAGTAGCTTTTACCTGTTGCCCGAGGTGTCATATATGCCAATAGTTCGTCAATTTTTCTATCTAGAATATGTCGTGGCCATGCAAAAGGACTCAACACAATATCGGGATGAAATGCAAACATAATTTTTGTTTCAATACGCACATTTAATTCCAATGATAAATCAAACAAATCTTTTAATGCAAACATGCCTGGTCCTGTAATAGTCAAGTCAAACAACATTCTATCTTGACCACCTGGAATTTGTAAACCTTGTTTGAAATTGTTTAACCATATATCCCATTTAATACCTTTACGAATATATTCAACAATGTCGCCCGTGCCATCAATACTGGCACACATCAACCAATCTTTAAATTGTGGGAGATAGTCATATAAGTTCTTGCCATAGTATTCCACACGACTTAAATTGCTATTATATCGAAGATAACAATTTTTTGCACTACCGTTTTTAATCATTTCCTCCAATGCCCACCAATGTATCTCATACATCAGCGGTTCCCCTCCGACCCAGTAACATTCCTCAACAATGCCGCGAGAAATGGCATCACGAAATTCAGGCTCCACAACATCAATCTGGAATTTCTGCATCTTCTCTTTGACTTCAGGAATCATGAAGGGCTGGTGTTCAGGTGTCCAGAACCCATGTTTCTTCTTTTCAGCCTCCCAGGATGAACTAAGCTGTTCACCACACATTCTACATTTGAAATTACAAATGTTAGAGTACCGATAATCAAATGAAATGGGTTCCATAGTTGTGAATCCTGTTTCATCCGTCTTGGTAAATGCCTCTTGAATCTTGTGTTGAAATAACGCACCCGTGAACCATTTACGATAACTACTAACACTCAAAATGTCATCGTTACATACATCACACTGAGGGATACGTTCACCTGCCATGAGTTTTTTACGAATATCCTTCATGTACTCACTATTCCAGTGTTCCTTAAGTGACACAGGATTGAAATCATCTGCTGATGTTTTTGATGCTTTTACTTCACCATATCGTTCATCATTTGATGCATCAATGTATTGTTTTTGAAAACTATGTTCCTCACGGCTGGCACAACACAACCTACGTTCTCCTTGCGGGGAGATGTAGGTGTGTGTCCAAGGTGCCATACAAAATACTTTATTTGGACTCTCAGGATCCAGCTGGCCATGTTGCCAGATTGGAAGAATCTTACTCATTGGCTCCTAACTCATCCTTGAGGGTATTCCATCCATGAGATGTATCTTCATCATATCCTGCCGTAGTGGCAGGATCTCCTGCCATGTCATGTATAACATTTAATTCCTTACGATACCGATTATTCTTGATTTCATCTTCTGTTGGCACCGGAACATCAATACTATCAATGAAGTCTACAAATTCCTTCGGAAATGTTTCACGGAAATTTTTTCCTCGACGCACATCATATTGTAAGTAGAAATTTTTGAAATCATTATACAACATGTCCTTCTCGGCAGTATTTTTATGTGGTGTGTCAACACTATCAAGATAATCAATTAGTCGCTCCACATGAGCTTGCTCCCATGGGCTTAATAGTGTGAGACCGTTCATATCCTTCTCTCCTTTCACAAGAACAGCATCAAGCCAAATTCGAAGTTTATCACGGAATTTCTCCTTCATGTCTTTGGGCAGTACAGCTGCACTTTGAAATGATGGGAAACGAAGAATGTTTAATGACATGTTCATGTACTGACGACCATATTTTCTCTTGAACTCAAACATATCATCCATAAATTCTGTGATTGATGATAAACACAGGCTGTTAATGGTCATCATCATATGTAAACTTTCAAGATTACCCTCAGAAATTAACCGATGTAAGTTGTTCTTCCATTCCTCATATTTCATACCATCACGAATATATTCGGAATGTTTACCCACTGATTCATTTGAAGTGTAAATTTGAAAACGAGGTACATGATGACTAGCCTCAATCAACTTGTCCAGTGTTTCTTGTTTTTTCGGTACAAGATTTGAGTTCATGGCAAATCGCATATTTCTACCACGTTCCGGATTTTGCTTGAACCAATCAAATAACTTCCAGACTGACGGTGCCATCAAAGGTTCGCCGCCTGTGATACGGATTTCTTCAAGATTATCTGCCAAATCTGATTCCCACCAACGCCAAAATGCCTTGACATACGGATTCTCATCCTCGTGACGATATCCTTGAGCCCAGGGTGCAACATCAATGAAATGTCCTCGTCCATCACTTACAATATTTCTATATGGACCTAAAGTTTTAATGTCTTTCACCCAGGTTGTTGAGAAGGCAGGGTTACAATATGAACATGCAAAATTACAAGTCCGTTCAAAAGAAATTTCTAGTGTACGAAGCGTAACATCATCCTGCCAATTCATTGTACTGGCACGAAGAATGTCCGCATCCTTGTAAATTTCTGTTTTGTATACTCGGTCAGAGACATTGTTTCTTCCGATATCTTCCACCTTCCAACAATACTCACATTCTGCTGGGCGTGTACCTTCTTGCATGTACTTACGCATTAGCTTTTTATGTTTTGTGTTGTGAATGGCAGAAGGATTTGCTTCCAATTCTGCGACATCAATGTTATGACCAGGAGGATGGTGACAACTTGTAGTCTGTCCATGTCCCAACCAAATGGTTGCATTATACCATTTGGCAGCACAGAAACTTGGGCTGACACTATCAATCATTCGTTTCTTGAATTCTAAGAAGTTTTCATCTGAACGTCTAGTCATCTATTGTATGCCTCATGTTTACATTCTAAAAAGAATTGTTCGTATTCTGGGAAGGTTTTCACAAAATTTGTATTTCTTCTCTTATCGTGTTCTTGAATGAAACGATAAAAGTTTTCTTTATTGTCACGAAGTTGTTGACTATCTATACCTTCCTCCATCAAGGCTAGATTACGCTTCAACTTTAAAATTTCATATGGCTTGAATCCCGTGAATGTCTCGGAGTAATCTTCACCCTGAACATTGTCTTCCATGAATTTAATGATATCCTGTATTTTTTCAACACCTTCCGGTCCTGCATTTTGAATCATGAACCATGTGGGATATCGAAGAACTGGAATATCAAACCAAATTCTCTGAAATTTCTTTTTTACAAAAGGAGGATGTACAACACCGTGTGTGGGAGCAACTTCTACAACATAATCTTGTTGGTGCTTACCTCCAAATTCTTCGCGCAGGTCTAGGATCATCTGTAAAAACTGTTTCAAACTAGGAATACTGAGAATATTGAATGTATTGATGAAACTTACACTTGTATGTCGTGTTTCTCTCAAAAACGTTCTCACATTATTCAGTAATCTTGGAAATTCCATACCATGACGCATATACTCAGCTTGCTCACCATAACCATCACAACTCACAAATAACATGAAGTGTTTGAAGGCAGATTGAATATACCAGTTGTTATTCGTTTCAGGATTTACGTTGTGTGTATCTTCAAAAACACGGATGGTTTCCATGTCTTTAACTGTGCTCATGAATTTTTCAAATAATTCTTGACGCGGAGGACACATGTTAGAAGTAATGGATAACTCTATCTGTCCATGGGGGTGATTGTTAACATAGTCTAGAACCTTATAGGTATTGGCATCCATTAAAGGTTCGCCGCCCGTCATTCGAAATACACGGAGATTATGATAAATTTGTGGCCACCAGTCCCAAAATGCCTGAACATACGGATTATCTTTCTGTGCAACGTCCAAAGGCATCAAATTCATATTTTCTAACGCCTTAACATCATTGTGTTCAAAATTTTTCAATGCATAGGGACCAAATGTTTTGACTTCATCATGCCAGGTGGTACTTAAATGCGGGCTGCAGTACATACACTTGAAATTACAGGCTTGATTGAAGTTTACCTCAACATATCTTGGCGACACATCCCATTCAGCCCCATTTTTCACAACCTCATCAAATACAGGTGCAGCCCACCATTCACTACTTCTATAATGACGGTCGCTCATATGCCCCTCTACACCTCCGCCGGGTGCATCTTCCATTTTCCAACAATAAGAACAACCAGCAGGACGTTTTCCCTCCATCATCATCCGTCGTTCTTCAATTTTTTGAGGTGTATTATGTAACACACCCGGATTCTTTTTCAAAAGTTCAACCGGGATGGAATGTGTGGGCGGGTGATAGCAACTCTGTGTTCTTCCTTGAGGCAAATGTAGAGAAACCTGAAGCCATTTTGCAAGACACATTGAGGAACTTACACCATTCAATTTTTCACGCATTATTTCTGCGCTATTATGATATTCTATAGTCATGAGTGCACATATTTAAAAGTTTGTACAGTAAAAAATCACTTCACACCTATAATCATAAAACGAGTAAATTGTTTACAATCTAAAGATCCAGTCATACGAACATTCATTAGAATGAACGGCGCATAAAATTCTTCCAACGTGTCTACACAATTAACATGTTCATCACAATCAAAATAGTTATTGCTTTGCAAAGCAATAACAGTATTATTGGGTATTTTTCTATACCAGGTATCAAGAATTTTTTGGTTTACGTGTTCAACTGAAGTATTAATTACCAAAGAATCATCGCTATAATCAGAAAAATTTTCCATTTTTTCTGTGATAAAGTTTATTCTAGAATCATGATTACATAATGCAGCTCCTATTGCTGCACATTCAGGATCCTGGTCAATAGAAAAAACTTTCACATGGGGATATGTATCCACTATCATTTGTGATAGAATTCCGTACCATCCCCCGAATATGTATACGTTTGAAAAATTTTTAGTGTTGGTATTACAAAGATTTTCCACTAACCAAACCTTACTTTTAATTTGGCTCTCCCAAAAATTTTCTAAAATACGATATTGTTTAGAAGAATCATGTTGATAGCTACGAATAACATTCATCCATTGAATGATTCTTTCAGGTGCTATTGTAACAGTTTTCATGGATAAATGAATTCATCGTTATTGTTCTTTTTTTGTCTGTAAAATTTATAATCTAGCAACTTTGTGATAAGCCAATCAACAATTTTATCTACAATTTTCATCATCGCACCGTATATTGCTCCAAAGAGCGGTTAAGGACATTGTTTACTTGGATGAATTGTGCCTTTTCAGACATTTCCGAGATATTTATCGCGTCAATATAGGCACATGTTGAACGAATTCCGCCTAAAATGTCAATAACAGTGTGTTCTACTAGTCCCTTGTATGGAATTTGTACGACACGCCCCTCGGAAGCGCGGTAATTTTTCACTTGATTGTGCTTTTGTTGAGCTGCATGGCTGCTCATGCCGTAAAAAGTCACTTTTCCATCACGAATTTCTTGTTCCGACTCATCATGGCCGGCAAAAATACTGCCTGCCATCACCATTTGTGCTCCTACGGCCAGTGCTTTTGAGAAATCACCAGGAAAAACACACCCGCCGTCGCTCTGAACGCCGCCTCCTACGCCTTCAGCAGCAGGAACACACTCCATGAGAGCAGAAAATTGCGGATAACCCACACCCGCAACACGCCGTGTAGTACATACAGCACCGGTTCCAATGCCCACGCGCGCTAAATCTGCGCCTGACAGGATCACACGCTCAACTGCCTCAGGTGTAACTACGGTTCCTGCCATGATGAAGGCGTCAGGTATGCTCTCGCGCACACGCGAAACGAAATCATAGAAGGTGTTCATGTAACCATTCGCCACATCAATGACAATTTTCGGCTTCAATCCCTTGTTACGCATATATTGTGACACATCCAACGCCTTACACAGGTCATCATCACTCATACCAATTGTTAAGAAGGCATGAGAGATATCTTCTTGCACCATCCAATCATCTAACATGTGATGTTTTGTAATGGCAGTAAACATATCAAACTTCTTCAATGCGCGATGCATACTAAATGTACCGACACCATCCATATTGGCAGCAATGATGGGGACACCCGTGATGGATGTACCCCACTTGCCTTGGATTGTTGTAGTCACATCTACCTGACTACGTGATGTAATGTCAGAAAATTGTGGCACAATTAAGACATCATCAAAATCCAACTTGACCATATTATGACGCCTTCTTGGTTACAGTTTCATACAACTGCTCAAAATCCTTATGCAGTTCAACTTCTTCACTGTAATTGCCCTTGTGGTAGGTGCGTGCCAACTTGTTGAGCACCTTACGATTCAATTGTAGGTCGTCGCAGACATCGTTCTTTAATGTTTTCATCAGGTCACGCTCCGCCTCAACGCGGGTCATGCTGGCCGAAATTTCCTTTAAGGCATCAAGTAACTTCAGCTTATCTTCAGGTGATGCAGGTAGAGTCATGTTCTATGTTCCTCAAGTCAAAGTTTTTCCCTGGGTCATGTTTTCTGCCCCGAGGCCATGCAATATCTGAATGACCTAGTATGGGTTTCTCAACATTATCAGGATACCGCAATCTAATATAAGATAATAAATTTTTCAAGCTCTCGTACTGCTTACAGCTATAATTGGTGGAATTTGTTCCTTGTAGTGCAATGGCTATGCTAAAGCCATTCCAACCAAACATACCACCCCAACGTGAATCGCCTGCATGTTTTGCACTATGGCGTAAATCCATGAATTGAAAAATTGACCCATCAGTTTGGATGAAATAATGGTATGCCAATTTTCTTGCCCGTAAAACCAATCGTGTTGCACTCGCATTTAAATTCCCTCCATCATTATGAATAACAACATAATTTTTTGTTGTGTCACGGGGAACCTTACCCGGCAAGAAATTCTTTTTTATCTTTGGTTCTGCCGCTGCGAGTTGTAGCATCACTGCTAGTGATAGTGTTGCCAGCATCTAGTTCTCCTTTTGTGGGGATGATGAACCAGGCGGCAAAATATGCAATCACAATGGGCACCGGGGTGAACAATAGGCAAAATGCTGCAATGCGTACGACAGTAACATCCCAATCGTACATCTCACCAATACCGCCACATACTCCCCCAAACTTCTTGTTAGTTTCACTTCTATACCATTTCATGTTGTATCTCCCGATATTTCATCAGTGCAAGTTCTTTCGCCTTGGTCTCAAGGTCTATGTCAATATTTAGTCCATAATCATCAATGAAGTTGAATGCATAATCAGAATGGGCACGAGGATTGCCCTGTACATTCTCATTGAGATTTTTACTTTCGCTGTAGTGAAACAGCGGCGTACAATCCCACGTGGTTGCTGCCAAATGCGCGGCACCATGACTTGTCATACCATCAGGATGAAAGGTATGATGAAAATAGTCAAAGGTGATGGGTGTATTGATTTGTGAATAAATGTCATCATACAATTGCTTAACCGAGAAGGCATTCGCCTTGTCATCATTCTCCACAACCAATCGCTTTTGTGTATCTTCCTTGAGCATATGGAATCGGTCAATGAATCGGTCAATGACATCCTTACTGTAATTCATCCCGACATGAATGTTTAGTGGATAATAATGATTGGCAGGTAATTGCATCATAGCCATCAAATCATTGTGATGATTCAAGTCATGAATAGAACGCCGAGCCACCTCATCCTTCACAGTGCCGAGTTTGACAAAATGGTCAGGATGAAATGAGACACGTTGACCACTGTCACGAATAATTTTACCGGCATCCTTCATGATATCTACAATGTCAACCATGTCAGGTAAATCATCAATCACATATTCTGAATTCCATGGGAAGATGTTACTGCCAATACGAAACACCTTGATGTTATTTGCAACATTCCAATTCAAGATAGCCACCAAGTCCTTGGCATTCTGTAAGGCTAAAGCGGACGTGCGAACCAAACCTGTATCCTGTTGGAATGAGGCCTGGCGCATCGTCCGCCCAGTGGTGATTTTTTGCTTACCTAGTGTGACATTGATGCAACAGTAACCTACCTGATGTGGCATAACACCTCACGATTAGAGTCATATTGTAATATAACACCTTTAGGTGGTGTTGTCAAGGCATCACTACTTAGATTTTTTAGGTTTGCGAAGATGTGGTTTCACGCGAACCTTCTTCACAGTTCCTGTTTTCTTATTCTTTATTTTACGCCAAACTTCAGCGATATATTTATTCGCCATTATCTCTTTCTGCGAATATTGCGTGCTCGACGCTTTTTGCTACCAACCTTTCGCCGGCCTTTACGTGGACGGTTCTTGTGTGGGTGTGGCATCATTCCTCCTGTTTATCAGTTGAATTATTTTTTAAAGTTTCTGGATATAGAATTTCAAAATCTCCAGAATATAGAGGTTGTAGTATTTCAACAATCTTTTGAAGAAGAACTATATTATCTCTTGAAAGAATAGCATTTTTATTAAAACTCCCCGTATGCCATTCAAAAAATTTATCATGTATAACATGAGACAATGAGGTGATATTCACTATACGGTATTTTTTTGGGTCACCTTTTGTGTACTTGAAATAATTTATTAGTGGCACCGTATGGGTATCATACTGTAGTAAATCATATAATTCATAATCCTTATATGAGGAAAGAAAATTATATGCACTTGAAATTAAATCAGGATGTTTGTTGAAAGATAATTTTAGAAATGCTTCTGAATATAACTTATCATTTGTTAAATTATATTTAAGATTACTAGCATCTACTTTATCCCTGTAGACGAATACATTATACCAAGCCATAAATCTATCAACAGGATCTCTATAAATGAAATATCTTTCTTTTATAGAAAGGTCATCTATTAACTCATTAGATGACTCATCACGTATAGCCAATTGTTTATATCCCTTTTTATTAAAAAAATTTTCTAAAAAAGTGGATCCGCACTTATTGGCATATACCCACAATATACCTCGAGGTATAGAAAAATTTCCGAAAAAAGAAGGAAGTGTCTGATCCATCTTTATCCCATGTTAAACGTTATACGACACATTTTGTCGGATGCACTGTTCCTTAAGAGCCTCAACATGGTTCTTGCTCAATTCGGTTGCCATCTTCATCAATTCTGGGATGTTCTCCCGTGTAAGTTGCACTTCGTTTGGATGCATTATAACTCTCCGTGTTAGGTAATCCGCTATACTCACAAATTTCTTCTTGTTTTCCAAAGATTCTATCCCAATTGTCATTGTAGATATTTTTATCTACACTTAACGGTCTGGGTGCATCTCCTTTACCATTCATAAATTATTCCTCTCAAATGCCCATGTTCTTTCAACACAACCAATACATTTACTGCAATGTGATATTTTATCTATGAAACAACTATGTGTCATATTCAATAATTCTAATAATCCTTCATTTTTGTACATCTCAATGATTCTATCTTTTTGTAATCCTTTAAAAGGTAGAACTATTTTATTGTTATTTAAATATTCGCGTTTAGGTAAATGGTCCATATGTTCATTGCTGCCAATATATAACATATCAACTTCCACCTTTGCTAAATGTAGTGCCCATCTAATAAACGTTCTATCCTTATCTTCTTTTGTATTCTTCACAGGGATTGTAAAAGGAAAATTCACACTAACATTATTATTTTCATTTATATATGTTACTATGTTTTCTATTCTGTCTAAGTTAATGGAAGGGTCAAGTACAGTATAAAGTTGTAACACATTATCTTCTTTAGACAATCGGTTCAACAACAAAGTACTCTCAACCCCTCCCGTAAAAAACAATCCAACTTTCATCAATCTTGTAAATCTTTATCTAATCCAAAAGAAACGTAATTATACCATAGACGTTCATGGAAATAATATAAGGCAATCTTTGTGATGACTTCCACACCACCCACTGATACACCAATTTTCCAACTACCGGAAATTAATCCGGCAATTATCATGGTGTCTATAGTACCTAGTATTCGCCAACTAATGGCTTTGGCAATGTGTCGTTTACGCTGAACCATTACAATCCCATCTCCTTACGCACGTTAGTTGCCGAGATGGATTCTGTTTGGGCATCTAGATGAATTTGTTCCACCTTGTACCCAACATCTCGCCCATAATACACACCGGTGATGTTAGGAAGATAATAGATGTGATACCGTCCTTCATACTTGTCGCGCAATTTTTCATCAATGAAATTTTCAACTTCATATGAAGTAAACGGATTCTTTGCATCCGTGCCGTGAGTGTCACGGATACCAATCAACACCTGCCCTTCCTTTTCCAAGATGGTTTCAAACAACTTCACATGCCCATCATGGAAGGGTTGAAAACGTCCAATCATCAATCCTGTGGGTGCCTTCCAATTGAACACAGGCCTCGGAGCAAACGTCTTTTCAATCTTGGCAACAATGTCATCTGTCTGAACATTTACATCGCCCCAAGCTGTGATTTCAACATCAACAAAATCTGGGCGAATAAACACCTTATTGGTATCTTCAAATCGTCCTGCCTCAATGGTGTTCATGAACACGACGAAATCAGGTTCAAATGCCCAGCGCGTATCTGGTGTGGGGCATACAAAATCAGCAACACTATATTCCGTGTTGGCTACATGTGATAAGTCGCGCATGCGTGAAGCCTGACGAATTCTTCCTTCTTCTGAAAAGTCCCAATCATTGAACATCTTACGCACTTCATCGGCATTGAAATATGCCGCCTTGAGCTTTTCAGCAAGCACCTTTGCCAAGGTGGTCTTGCCTGAACCAGGTAATCCCATAACTAAAATTTTCATACTGTCTCCGGTGAAGTTGACCAAACAATGCTATTCAGTTTATACTTATATTCATTACGAATTGTCCTTTCTACAAATCGCCTAAAATCATCAACATTACGGAACATATGATTTGTTCCTTGATGCACAACACCAAACACACCCACTACTTCCAATACATCCACCTTGTTGATAATTAAATCTGTAACGTCATTCACATGCATGGCTTGAATGACATCATCAAGATGTAACCAGCGCACCTGTCGCTTTCTGCCTGTCGTGGCGCCAAATTCTTGCCCCACTTCTTGAATGGATGCAAACACAGCATCATCTTGTGTGTAATGTGTTTTAAATCCTGAGTAGGTTTCATATGCCTTCATGACACCATACACATTGCGCCATGTGCGCGGAGCAATACCATTCAATGCCACGGCGCCTGTTGTGCAATGTGAACTTGTGACATAGGGATAATCTCCCCAATCAATGTCAATTTGAAATCCTTGAGCTCCCTCACACAATACAGTTAATTCACGCGGCATCTGAAAAAAATATTGGGCAACATCAATTACGCCATAGGGCCGGGTGAAATCATTGAATGTAACTAAATCACCCAGACGATTTCCTGTACGGGCATACTTGTCCCGATAGGTGGGACCAATGCCTTGGCGTGTTGTCCCAATTTTATTATCTTGACCATCTTCGGCAATATGGGCGGGTGCCGTGATGTGACAACGCTTATCAACATAAATGTTGGTTTCAAATCCCAATTTCTTCAACATGTTAATTTCTTCAACCAAGGCTGGAATATTTACGACACACCCAGGACCAATAATGCAGGGAATGTTGTAGAACACCCCCACAGGAACTTGATGTGTCACCACCTTTTGTCCTTCATGATAGATGGTGTGTCCGGCATTGGCGCCGCCATTGAAACGTAAGACTACATCATAGTCACGCTGTTTTGCCAAATGATGTGACACCTTACCCTTTCCTGTGTCACCTGCCTGTAAATCAATTACAATGTCTGCATGTTTAATCATAATATAATCCTATGTGTAGTTATGCCGAGAAACTTGACCCACATCCGCATCCGCCTGTGGCGTTGGGATTTTTAAATGTAAATCCGGATTCCGTCAATGTCTTGACATAATCCAATTCAGCACCTTCAAGATATTGCGCTGAGAAAGGATCAACAATGATTTTCACATCGGCGGCGGCATCAATGAGCACATCATCATCGGCAGCAACATCTTCCAACATGAGTGTATATTTAAATCCTGAACATCCGCCGGGCATGACACCCATGCGATAATGTTGAACATCATGCTCCTTGTTGGCACGGAGTTCTGTGATGGCGTTATCAGTTACGTGAATATTCATTATCGTCCTCGGTTAACAAAACGAATTAAAGTTTGTACTGCTTGTGTGTTTTCTGGGCGGACAAATTCCAATCGTCCTGCCGTCTTGTGGTCATACACCATGGCGCCTACATATTTCTGAACACCCGAACATCCTTTCTGAACACCCGAACATCCCACACATGTTTGTGTGTCAGGGAGTATTTCAAGACGTGCATTAGGAATATAACATTTGCAACGAACACAAGTGCGCATAAACACCTCCATGATGAAAATATATCTATAATATATCTATGTTACGTGAAAATGTCAAGTCCTAAATAAGCGAAAACATTTTAGGGCCCGCCTCAACTAGATTACGTAAATATGGTGAATATGTTTTGCCTGCCTTTGTGGTTCGTGAGGCAGCTTCCACCTTGGCACGAATTTGTACGATTAAGTTGGCGGGTGTCATAGATTCGGCATAGAGCTGAACTTTGGGATCTCCTGATTCTGAGACTTTCACAATGAGTTTGGCATTTTTCAAACGAGTGGAGTAAATGTTAATGAAGTCAGCATCAGAGAATTTTAAATTTTTATATTTTCTATTTTCCAACTTCACCAATTCAATACTGGCATCACCCAACGTGGCACCTTGATATACCAATTTGGCAATGTTCTCATAGAACGGTTTATTGTTACTAGAAACAAATTGTTTCATTTGCACTGCGGCTTCTTTATACACAGCGCCCACAGCGGTTTTAATCATATTTTTCAGTGCTGCCAAACGTACATCTTCGCGGCTTGAAAACAATTCTTTTTTATCATAACGAAGTGTGGCATTATATTCATTTTCTAGATGTGCGATGTTCAATCCTAGAATGTCTTTCCAGAGTTTTGTTTGCTTTAGAAATTCATCACCTGAGATTTGTGCAAACTGCTCGCCTCCACCCACCTTCAATGAAATTTGTCGCTTATACGGTTTATTATTCACCGTGATTTTAATATCCGCCTTAGTACCCTTTTGATCCCCTACACCATCAGAAATAATGGCAACATCATCAGGTGTTTGATTGCCCAACAATTCAATGATTTCAGATTCCCATGTATCCTCCACATACTGAATTGCGGAATCATATAAATCATTCACTACAGTTCTATTGTTTCGTTGTTGCAATAACATCTTGGCAGGAGTGGGAATGTTTACATAGAAACGAACATTATCTAGCACCACCTTACCCTTCACAGCGGAAATATCATTTAATGTATATGACACCATTGTGGCTTTGCTAAAGAAATCATCCAAGACATCATCCACTTGAGCATGGATTAATTTTGGAGCATCACCTTGTTCACGTTCCACTTGAAGAAATTTTGCCACTAGAGTGGCACCCAGTATGGCTTCCGCCACATCACCTCGATTGAATTTCTGTATAGTCATAAAGTTTCATCCCGGATAATGTCGTAATAGAATTTGTTACTATCTTCCGTGGAATATTTCGGTGTGTTCTCCACACGATATTTCTTATCGGAGATGAGGCGGTGCACCACCAAGTCTTTCTTCACCGTGAAGCTGGGATCAAAGAAGCGCATTCGATTATTGGGTTGAATGGCGAAATGCCCGGAATCCAACTTTATCACATGCCCGCATTTATGATTGTCTGCTGTTTCGGCATAGCCATAGCGCAATTCTGAATAATCACCCTGACTCCAATCTATGGTGAATAGATATTCACCCGCATGTTTCACATTGTCTCTATCATAATAGATGCATGACAAATGGCTCAAGGCGGCAAATGTGGTTACACTCACGTTGTAGCTGAAAGAATTCCAGAGTTGCAATTGTTCCAAAGGACGATGTTCACATTCCTGCCAGCACAAGGCACTGATGGGCACACCCCACCAGACACCCCCATCTTCCATGAGAATGTTGAACAACGTGGCTTCACCCGGCCGGCTCATAATGGCGAAGGCAATGCAGGGATAATATTCACCCCACCCGCGTTCATGATTTTGAAGATATTCCCCGCGCACCAAACAACTCATCACGGGAATGTTGGCGTTTAAATAGGCCATTTGTCTCGGGGACAGGCACCGGGGCCCTTGGGCGAGTAAATCTTCTTGGTGATGGGACATCCACAGGCACCGCACTTCCACATTTTAATGACGGGCATGAATTCACGTTCATCACAGGTATCGCAAATGTTCGCTCGCTGATTGGCGACATGTTCTTGTTCAGGCGTGGGTTTCCGTGCCCGATGCCATGACACAATGATTTCTGAAATGTCAGGTATTTTCATAAGAGAGGGTTCGTGTTAAAGTGGACATTGTTATTTATCTGAGGCGGTGAAACATGATATTTCGTTGTGAAACGATTTTTCACCACCCGGAACTACATCCCCGAATTCTTCCCAGGATGGACACGGTGGCATCATCACCCCATCGCGGATGTGTGGTGCTCCCGGTGTGATAATCACGATATGTCATGAATACACGAAGAAGTCCCGGGGCAGGCAGAGATTTTCTAATGTCCCAACACACCACGCGCCCCACCTGAGGCGTGACGGGAATGCTCAAAGTGTTGACACCCGACACCCAGGTGTCATTCACCACCCCTTCCCAGGCAACATCACTTTCAATGCGCACAATGTATCCTGACATGTTGGGTGCCAGAACATACATGGGGAAACAGGCAGAGAGAAACACACAACACAGTATCATGTATTTTTTCATGAAAACACTCCAACAATGATGAGAATGATGAGATGAATGATGTAATAGATGATGCCCAACAACAACACAATGGGTGAGAAAAAGAACAATGTTGTGGAAAGAATGGCGAGAATGGGAGGAACATCATGTCCCTGAGATTTTCGATACAACACCCAGGGTAACAGGGTGATGCATAACAGAAAGATGGAAAACAGTATAAGAGTCATGTTTTGCTGGGAAAAATTTTTTCTATAGGGAATTCTGACAATGTATGGAGTTTTTCATGTGAGGGGGAAAGACACGATACCTGTCAATAGGGGGTTTATGTCGCCTTACACACTATGGATGACTAGAGATTTCCCTACCTCGGTTTTCATGTCCTGTCCAGAACATATATCATAACGCCGCCTGCCAGCACTCCTATCGCTAGGATCATCATCAGGATGAGGACATTCATCATGATGTCACCCCTTGGATGACATCCTTCGCGCGCAGCACCAATTCCGCAAGCAGAATGCCTACAAGGGATCCAGTCAGAGTGGCGCCGAGAAATGCAAAGAAATAGGTCACGTTGTCCATAATTAGCTCCTGTTGCGTGTGATGATGACAAACCCATTGTGGTCGTGCTTCTTGGCTTCCCCCTTGCCTCGGAGTCCCACCCAGACACCCTTGGGGTCCAAGAACCTCAGGTCATGTTCGTCGCCGTCGATAACCGGGCGACCCTTGTATGTAGTAGGGAGCGGCTCGCCCTTCTTGGTGTCGAACACCACCGCCACGTTGTATCCCTGGAAAAACATCTCCTCTACGTCACCATCATTGCTTTCGCTGCGTGAGAACGTGAGGTGATAGTTTGCGGGGATGTTTCTGCGGTTCGTGTGCTTGGTGTAATCGTAAAATTGCACCTGCGGAAATGCTGCCATGATGTTTTCATACTGGACACCCTTCACCATGACGGGGACCAGTTCCCAGCGCACGTCGGAAGTGAGGTTGAACCGGAATGCCGGGGTGAGCTGCAACCGCTTTGCCTTCCGGATGGCAGCTTCCACGTGCTTCACCAGCTCCGTGAGGAACTCAGGACGCTCCTCGAAAAACCGCCGGGTCTTGGCGATCCGGGCATCCTGCGTGCGCGTGAACCTGCCATGCCCACTGGTGTAGAGGCACGCCGTGGTGCATCCTTCGCTCGCGGAACTGCACACCTGATACCCCGAGATCCGCGCCGGGGCAAAATGGATGCCGAAGCTCTTGTACCCGAGGACTTCGCCCTTCACCAGCTTGGGGTTCACTTCCGTAAACATTAGCGGGTCTCCTTGCAGTGAGCATTCCACTTATCGGCTGCCTGAGCCATGCGAACCAGCTCCTGCTCAATATCCGCGGTCGCAGTGCGCGAGTTTCGGACAAGGTAGAGGAGAACGGGAACCAGTGATTCCCACGTGGGCGTTGCGTCGATGGTCTTGGTCGTTTTAGTCATATAGCGTAATATAGCACCCTGGGAACCATTTGTCAAGCCCTGGCTAAGTGCTTGATGTATATGCACTTACGGGCGCGAGGGGATAAGTGCTTACGTCCCATGCACTTAGCCTCGCGTCAAGAGAACCCGTCCCATGCGCTCCCAGTCCGTGGGGTGACTCTTGGCAAGCGCGCAGAGCTTCATGACCGTACGCAGACTCAGCTCACGCAGGTCGTCCCGATGCTGCTTAATGAAGGCGAGAATCTTATTCCCAACGTCTGGCTTGACATTTTCCCGCGCAAAGAGCTTGCCGCCCGTGGCAATGTGCTCGATCCAGAGACTAATGGCCTGACGGTCATGGAGACGCAGATCCAAGTAGAGGCTACGTGACATGAGCGCCTCGAAATGCGTGACATACTTATTCCCGCCCATGTCCACATACTTCTGGAAGTCAAGGTTGGAAATGAAAATGAATGAGCCGTGAAATTCATAGCTCTGCGGAACATCATCCTGCTTGAGCGTGTGACTGTCCTTGAGCCAGGACACGCGGCGATTGGCGCTGGAGTCGCAGAGCGCCTTGAGGATGTTGAGTGCGTCCTCATCGGTGAAGATGCTATCGGCGTCATCCAGGACAATCACGTTGCCGTGCTTGCGATTGCGATACCCGAGCTTGTAGAGCTCGACCGCGCTGATGGCGCCCGACACCGACTCCGTGACAATGTTCGGGGTGTTCTCAAGGATGTTGCTCACCGTGTAGGTCTTGCCTACGCCTGGGGCACCCGTCACCACCATGCTGCGAATGTCACCCTTGGTGCTACCCTGCGTGAGCTTGCCCAACATGTCGAAACGATCCTTGAGGTCGGTGAGAACCTCGATATCGGTGCGAGCCTTGACAGTCGCCTTCGAGGCGCGCTCGGCGAGCATCTGCTTGGAGGGACGACCACGACGCTTAATCTGGAGAGACATAGTTCCTGGGATGTGTGTTGTGTTGAGTGACTATACTGCGTAATCTAGCACCGTTTCAACCATTTGTCAAGCCCTACTCCTCAGAGTAGGATCCTGAATAGATGGCTTCGCAGTCATCATACCCCCACCCGTCGCCTGGGGCATCATAGGAGTAGCAAGCCTCCGTCTGGCACTTCTCCGAGCAAAACTCCGCACTTCCCGTGAAGGTCCCCACCTCATGCTCGCCGCACACCTTGCACATCGGGACATGGTACATGCTTAATCTCCTTTAAGTGTATACTGTAATATAGCACCCCAGGAACCATTTGTCAAGCCCTAGGCGTAAATGGGTTTCGACCAAATTTCCCGGTCCAGGCGCTCATTCAGGAGCTGGCAGAAGTGCACCGCCATGTGCTTGAGTTCGGGGTTCCACGTATTAATCGTGGAGTTGGTGCGCACGTCCACGACGGCGATGCCGTCGGGGTATTCTCGGATTTGGTAAATGTTCATCATACCATGTAATATAGCACCCGGGGAACCATTTGTCAAGTGCTCACCAGGATCGGGGTGGGTGCCCCCGCTCCACTGCCTGATAATAGGTTTTCAGGAAATCCGCGGCAGCGCGCGCCTCGGTGTAGGTGCGGTACACGGTGTCCTGCGCCAGACCCGTCACCATGTTAATGACGTACCACGTGGAGGCGAAGCCCTCAACCTCAGCGAACCGATTAATGGTGTATGTTTTCATATACTGTAATATAGCACCGGATTCCGGGTTTGTCAAGCCCTGGGGTTGGGAATGGTTTCCAGGAAGTCATCCCGCCAGTCCCCGAAGGTGAAGTTGGCAGGCACCACCCGGGATCCAATGATGTACTCCCGGAACAAGGCGTTGTCCGTCTCCACCTGCGGAGCCACGGCATCCAGTACATACTGGATCTCCAGCCCCGTGGACTCTGCGTCCACGTTGAGGATCAGGTAGTCCGATCCCCCCTTCGCCTTCCAGTAGGGGTTCTCCCCATCCACATCCCCTTCCGGCGTGAAGGCGTAGTTTTCATAGCACTGCGTGGACACCAGGAGCGCGGCAGTCATCACGCGCACATCATCGGAGTAGGTGTTATTCATCATATACTGTAATATAGCACCGTTTCCCCCATTTGTCAAGCCCTGGCGTAAGTGCTTGATTTACATGGACTTAGCGCATCATCTCCATCATATGGAGCTTGGCGAGGCGCTGCGCCTTGTATTTCTCCTTGGTGGACACGCGGTTGCGCTTTTTATCCCGCTCCCAGGCTTGGAACTCTGCCTTGGCATCCGCCATGGCCTGCTGATATTCCTTGCCTTCGTACAGTGCACCGAGAATGCGTTCCGCCATGTTAGTTTGCCTCTGGAAAGGGGTATGCTGCCTTGAGTCGCGCGCCTGACACCAGGTGGATGCGTCCATCCTGATCCTTGAACCAATAGGTGACATCGGTGCCACCGAAATCCGAAAACCGTTCCATCTTGCCCGTCCGCCACACACCCGTGGCATCCTCAAATCGCCAAAGCATTACTGTTCCTCTAGGAGTTCAGGATAGTATTCCGAAATTTCTGCGAGCAGCACCTCATTGCTATATTGCGCATAATCTTCCCGCAGCTTTTCCAGTGCATACACCATAAGCGAGTCGCCATCCATGTCATGCACCATGCACTCGGCAAATTGGTAGATGAGACTTTCACGGTTCTGCGCAATTTGGTAGATGAGATTTTCACCATTTTTCATATTAGTTATCCTCGCTGATTTCCACGGGTTCCTCGACCACATACTCCCAGTGCGACGGCATGGGAGTGTAATGCGTCAACTGCGTCTGCACCTGCTGCCACGCTTCCTCTTGTGTCTCGGCCTGAATGTTGAACCACACGGGAACCTGGAACGTTTTCATTAGACACACTCCGCGGCAGCGTCTGCCACCATGTGCTCCGCGATTTCCTCCCAATCCACCTTGCTGAGGAAACTCTCCGCGAGGTCGAGCGCGAAGCCCTTGGCGTCCTGCCCGACAATGTCCCAAACATACTCCTCGAGGCTCATCCTCAGGTCGCCCACCACATCGGCGATGCTGTCAGCATCCGTGTTGTAGATCCGGTATCCGAAATCCTCGATGGTCATCCCATCCAGCATCTCCAGGTTCACGCGCCACGTTTCGTAGTTCATCCAACCGTTGTACTGGGACAAGCTGTTCTCCTTTTGAGTGTATACCTAAAGCTACACTGGTTTCCACCATTTGTCAAGCCCTGGGGTAAGTGCTTGATTTCCATGCACTTAGTAGGCCTCAGCAACATCCTCGCGTTTATATCGCGGTCCCCAATAGGGGGTGATGTCATAGCGTGCATTATGGCATTCTGCGCAAGTGTACAGCTTTTCATGTTTTCGCAAAATCACGCTCCCATCCTTTCTGCGATGCCCCGTATGCTGGGCCTCATGCACCCCGCAGTATTGGCACATGGGGCGCCCACCTGGGCTGAGCCTGACCCGGGATTGTAACCGTTGCTTGCGCGCCTCGCGCTCTGCCGCGAGTAGAGCCTGGGTGCCCGTGGGGGGCTTGGGTTGTATGCGTCTACGCATCATGTTACCAATCGTTCCTGAGGCGTTCCTGCTCATCCTCATATTCCCACCGGGCGTCCCAGTATTCCCGGGCGGTGAGCCCCGCCTCATTGCTGGGGCCATGATAGTAGCCGCCCATGAGGGACTGATCCTGCTGCGCCTGCTGCGCCTGCTGCGTCTGTTCGGTTGTGTTGTCGTTTTTCATCATACTGTAGTATACACTAGGGGGCACCATTTGTCAAGCCCTGTGCATCTTCACCGTGTAATCCTGCAACAGCTCGCCTAGATCCGTGAAACGCATTTCATCATCCATGATGTCGGCGATTGCCGTTGCCAGCATGCGCGTGATTTGCGTTTTTTCTGCCTCGGACGCCTCGGGATGGAACGTCAGCTCGAGGCGGAGTTCGGTGTCGTTTTTCATCATACCGCAATCTAGCACCCCAGGAACCATTTGTCAAGTCCTTTTGGAAAATATTTTTTTCGAATTTCCAGGTGTCTTAGTGCTGAGATTCCCAGTGCTGAAATTCCGAAATTCCAAAAAAATACCTCAGCACTAAGATGCTCAGCGCTGAGGTACCTGAGGATTTCCCAATTTTAAAAATCCCGGCGCTTCATTTCGCGGAAAATCTCGTCGGCGGTGGCATCCTCCACGCGGACATCATGTTCGCCTGACACATCCACGAACCGCCTCTTGCCCGGCGCCGCCTCCAGGTCCTCCCGGTCCTGCTGCTCCTGGGGGGTCCCGCGCTGTCGAGCCGCCAACTTGCGCACTTTCCGCATCAGGGCCTGCATTTCACGGTCAGCACGCGCTCCAGAATTTCCCATAGCCATCTCCTGTGTGTGGGGTATATCTCTGAATATACATGATGTTCCATGATATGTCAAGATGCGTGGGTACATGGGGTTACGTATCATCATGTGCGGGGTGCGTGTTAGATGGTGCGCGCTACATGGTGCGGGGTGCGCATTGCGTATAAGAGAACGTGCACAACCCGCACACCACCCGCATTTTTTCCCGCAGAATAACCCGCATTTTTTCCCGTGATATATCCCGCAATAACACCCGCAGTTCTGGTCACAGTGGTCATGGGGAGCAGGCGGGGGATTACTTCATTTCAAACCCTTATAAATAGTCTATTATCCACAATCTCTAGTCTTAGTACATCTCATTTCTTCTGGTGTTCTCTCTTGACTTCCTTCATCTCGCAGACTATCTTTCTTGTTTCTGGCATTCTCTGTGTTCTTTTATTATCATGTCTCATGATACTGTTTTTCATATATACAATACTCTATGACACTTTCCAATCATAAGTCTCAGATGCATCCTGGGGACATGCGCTTCTGTATTCAAACCATTCGAGCATTATCTCAACGCAGTCGGGCTGTTCGTGCCCGTGTGGGATGTGTCATTTGGCATCGTCCCTCACGGCGCATCATTAGTGTGGGATATAATGGAACCCCTGCAGGAGCTGACAACACCATGGAACGTGACAATAAAACGTTAGATACTGTGATTCATGCCGAAATGAACGCCTTACAAAAGCTGTTTTGGTGGGAGCGCTGGTTCATGTTGTCTGACTGCACATTGTTTGTCACGCATACACCCTGTGTCACCTGTGCTCAGGCCATACTCGCCACGAACATTTCTGAAGTGTTCTATTTGGACAATTATGGGAGTTCCATGATGACTCAGACGTTATTTCGTGAACAACATCGACATTTCATGCGCATTTTGGAAACATGATTTATCTGTTTCAGCGTGATGACATCTGGTATCTCTCGGATCAGCATCCGCGCATCTCACATCCTGGGAGTGAACTGCTCGGGGTGTTCAAGAAGATACAAGATGCCCAACGATACTGCGAGAAACAACAGCATCCCGTCACATCCTTAGTGAACACCACGTGGACAGGCATCACCCCGGCGGGGCGTGAAAAGATGCGTGACGCCAAGCGCGGGAACAAGAATCCCAACGCCTCGGGATTATCTGATGCACATAAACGAAAAATCGCCGCCACCATGAAGAAGCAACGCCGCGGGGAACATCATCATTTCTATAATATGCACCATACTCCTCGGTCGAAATTGAAGATTAGTCTGGGCATGAAGCATCGAGGACCGAGACGCTGGGCGCTCAGTCCTGATGGTCGGGAACATTTCATGTATCTCCCCTTCACGTTACCTGACGGCTGGTGCTGGGGACGAAGAAGGCGCCGTTAATCCCAGACTGGGTGTTTCAAAGCGCGTTGCTGGGCATACATGAGGCGCTTCTGGGCATTGTTTCTACGCGGTTCCACGAATTTCAGATGCTCCGTGACACTCCCCGTGGGCGTCATGCTTTTCTGAATTTTCTCCACGCGCTGATAACGTTCATATTCCTCGTCCAAATAGTCCCACTTTGACATGTGGTTAGTCCTCGTCATCCAGTAGAGCGTGAATTGCCATAATGGTGCATCCCACCAGAAATACTGCGAGACCCCACCACCCTCCCTTGTCCTTGTTTTGCATTAGAACCCCCAATGTGTCACGCGCTGCTGCAACTGCTGTTGCTTGGGCGTGTGTGAAATGGTGACCCAGGCATCGGCAATGTGTGCCTCAATGATGTCATGGGCATAGACGCTACCCGTTTCCGTATATACTCCTTCCACCGTGGCCACGCGGACATCACCCTTGCGATTATCCTGAATTGTGGCATACCACCCATTTCGCAGCAACACACGGTCACCCTTCTTGAGGTCGTTCGTCTTAACAAGCATGTTCATCTCCTATGGTAGATAACAATCATGGCAGAGTTGCCCGACACCTGTAACATAAAACAATCGCTCTGAAATGTCAAGCCCCACGGGAACACCTGTGTCAACCTGACATTGTACACACAATTCCGTTTTTCGGATTTGTCGGGCAATGAACATGCCATCCACCCGATGTCTCACTTTGCGAAATGTGCGCTTCATGTTAAATATTCGGCGGAATGCTTGCACTTTTTCCGAAATGTAAATCCTGGACAATCGCATGTCACGTTTCCTGAATCATAAATGGTGATGAGATATTTACCTACATGCTTCGTGGTCTTGTTACTTTTTGGTTCCGCGGGACGAATCCAGCAAATGTCCTGTAATGTGGTACCCTGAGGCACTTCAACCCAATTCGGCACCACCCAGGTTTTTCCACGTAGTGTGGTAATGGCAGGAGCATGGATGCTGATGATGTCAATGGGCATGATGATTACCGCTTATAGAGATAGCCGCCGTGGGGATCAATACGTTCCCGAAGAACGTCCATGTCTGTGGCAAGATTGTACCGCGCATCCTTGGCGGGCGCCGCCCATCCTGCCGCCTTGTAGAGCATACCATCCTCACCCACAAAGGCATGAACCGACCGATTTCCATGCTTACCTGCCGACACCACACGGTGATACTTACGTCCCTTCATGATGTAATACTTATCGGGCTCCAGATTGGGATAATACTTGGCGTAATACGTGTTCACCGCCTGAATGAGAACGTCAAGATACTCCTGAATGAGCAAATCCGTGTTCATATCATCTCCTGTGAAGTTATATATGAAATATAGCACGACAGGGACCATTTGTCAAGTCCCTGTCTAAGTGCTTATAAATCAACAACTTACAGCATCTCTACAGAGTGGAATTCTCCATGATGGGGAACTTTTCTGCGAGAGCAAGATAATTTCGATATAATTCGGAACTATGATCCTGAGTATCTTGCCATAACATACGGAACACACCGCGACTCTTAATCACACGCATAATCCGATATCCCAGTGATGCTTTTTCATAAAAGGGTGTGACATATCCTTCGGAGTCAATATGATGCATTGTACCACAGTGATAGAACCATGGCGCAAAGGGAATCTTCGTGACAATATCACCATCATTCACCCACCGATGATGTGGGAAGGGTAGTGTGTTGAAATGATTAATGAATGTACGATTTCCCACACGAGGACTTCCATATGTGAATAATCCTGCTGGGTTTGGGAGTGTGTCATCTGTGGCGAACCGATATGCCATAATGGTAGCCATTGCGGCACCTAAGCTATGTCCTGTAAACCAAACTTTTTTCTGTGTGTGTTGGGCGAGTGCCATGATGGGTTGCCAAATTTTATCAACATAATGGTTGAAGCCAATATGTAATTTACCATGTGCCACTGTGGTTTTGGAAATACTTAAATCGGCTTTCACATCAGAGAATTGTTTTACTTCTGTGCCACGACAGGCAACGATGAAATTGTTATCATTATACACAACTACTAAGGTTTGCGAAAAAGGCGCTTTGTTCTATTAATGTTTTTTCAGAAATCATAACGTTACCCGTGAGCCAATCAGTAAGAAGTTTAGAGGTTTTTGTTTAGGTGTAATCATGACGCGATGTGCCGCTGTCACACCAAAGCGGCGTGACAATTTATAATCCCATCCACTACCCAACATCATGCTAACATCTGTGTTTGTTGTGAGTCCCGTCATGGAATTATATGCCACAGGACTACCCATTAAAAATACTTGAGGTGTGACTGTTACCCGAGGATTTATGATGATGGGTGGGTGCATCCAGAATGCCACTGCCGATGTTGCCCAACTTGTATTGTACCCGTGAGTTTCTACAACTAAACTATCAGGCATATATGTTAATGGTACTTGATATTTATCAAAGAAGATACGACGAATTTCTGCACTGTCTGTAACGACATTACGTTGTCCATTGGGCATGAACAATCCAATGGCACCTAAACTGACACCATATACACCATATCTAGGATTGGGTTTCACCCAAGTATACCCCGTCATTTGCATCAATGTACCTTTTAAATAGGCACTGGTACTACCAAATGAGTGAATGGTACTGAGTTTTCCTTTTTTGAAACTCATCTTGGTATATGACAATGACAAGGCACCTTGGTCTAATGTAGACCACAACATAGTAGTGGCACCATAACTCTTGTCCCCTGCCAATGAGGATTGTGAAACACCCACAGTAATGATTTGTGACACACCGCCCGCGGGATCCTGTCCTGTTGTTAAGTCGGATGCCACCATAAGAGGATTGACCCGTGCCTCATTCTTTTTCTTTTCATCCTTTTTATCTTCTTTCTTTTCTTCTTTTTTCTCTTCGGATTTTTCTTCTGATTTACTTTCCGATTTGCTTTCTTCGGATTTACTTTCCGACTTACTTTCCGAACTACTTTCTGACTTAGCTTCTGCTTTAGTTTCCGTTTTGGTTTCACCACTTGAACTACTGGAACTGCTTGATGATGAACTACTTGACGAAGAACCACCTGATGATGAGCTACTAGGTGCCGGAGCGTCAGGCTTAGGTGCCGCCGGAGTTGGGGGTGGTGCTGTAGGTGCTGCTGAAGTTGCGGCACTTGATGCGGCGCCTGAGGCAGCAGAGCTAGCAGAGCTACTTGCCGCTCCTGATGCCGCACTTGATGCCGCCGATGACGCTGCGCTGGATGCGGCACTCGAAGCCGCCGATGATGCCGCACTTGATGCTGCGGCACTTGCCGCTGCTGTAGCAGCCGCCGCAGCGGCTTGTGTTGCTGCCTGTGTGGCGGCTTGTTGCACAACAGGATTGTTTGTAACAGGACATGGAGTACTCATAATTAATTGATTAATCCATGTCATTAATTCACCAGCAGCTGCCTGCTGTGCCG